TCCATCTTTGCAACAAGATACTCTTTGACAAGTCCAGAACGGACAATATCATTGATATCAAATTCAATTATATCAAAGGATGGCATTTTTCTCAAGACATCCATGAAGTCACTGATGCCATTACGTTCTTTGTCTTTGATAAGGTCAGACTGTCTTCCATCACCACAGAAAATAATTCTACTATTTTCACCAACACGGGTAATAATAGAATCAAGTTCGTGGAAATTCATATTCTGGAATTCATCCACAATAATAATGGAGTTATCCAGAGTAGTTCCTCGAAGGAATGAAGTAGACCAGAACTTGATAGTTTCTTGCTGCTTGAGGTTACCGTAAAGCATCTCAAAGTCAGTTTCAGTTGGCAACTGGAACATATACTTCACCATATTCTTATATGGAATCTGATAAAGTGCTGCTTTGTCATCATGGTCTCCAGGAAGAAAACCAATTTCTCTGGTTGCTACCAACGAACGGACAATATAAATTTGCTCGTAAGGAGTAATTTCATTCAGAACATCTTTAAGTGCATTGTACAAGGCAATGAATGTCTTACCTGTTCCAGCACAACCATAAGCAACAATTTGCTTATCATTTGCATAAGACTCAAAGAATGATTTTTGATTGTCTGTTAGTGGTTCAATTGGAATGAGCAAATCTTGATTGATTGGTTTTTTCCTTTTCAACTGTTTAGCAGTTTGACCAATCCCAATGTTTTGTCCTGTCTTTTTTCTTCTTGCCATGTCAAATCTTCAGGTTACGTGCTCCAGGTTGTTGTGATGCTTTTTCTAGTACCTCGTTCCAACCAGGATGGTTTTTAACGAGTTTGTTTTGGAAATCACCAACCTCTCCAAACTTAGGAGCATTTTCAGGAGTGTAATATCTTTCCCACTCAGGATTATCTTCTTTCCACTGGTCCCAATCATGAATACTCATGACAATTTCTTTTGTTTCACCAGTTTCTTTGTGTTTAACAGGGTATGTTGCCATAATATTTCTCAATGTACTCTATTTAGACCCACTCCATTGCCTCAGCAACAGCAGGGAATTGTTCAATAAAGATTCCCTTTGCCATATTGGCAATGTCCATATGTTCTTTCTGTGTTCCATTAGCAGAACGCAAATCGATATAATGGATCCATGAGCGCACAGATCCCGTCATGTAAAGTCTTGTGGGACATGCTAAAGGAAGCACAAAGCGGGCACACTCCTTTGCGATCCCCTCATTGAGCATCTTCTGATAGAGGTCCATACCTGCCTGAAAGTGCTGTTGCATCAGCATTTCAAACTTCTGCACCGTAAACGGGTCAACATCATCAATAGAATTCTGACGATTCTTGGTGTCTTGTCTGCGTAGTTCAGGTAGAGGGATCGTCTCCGAGAGTAGGGAAGAATCAGCATACCGTTGTGAAAATTCTTGATATGTAAATGAGCGATGGCGCAGTATTTGAGCTGCCAGACCCCTGGTAGTGTTGATTTCCAGAGTCATGAATGCTTGCTCAAAGATGCTCCAATGCTGGTGCTTCACACAATACTTGAGGAGTCCAGAGAACTTCTCATTTTCCTGATTATTAGGATTGCTTACACGGGCACAATATGCCATGTGCTTCTCTGCATCAGGAGTAACAGAGACTAGAGTTACAGTTTGGGTCATTCGTTCAGTCGGGGTATCCATCATCGTCGGAGAAGACCTCATCATAATCATGGTAGTACTCAGGAGGGTCATCATAGTTCTCTGCCTTGTAGGCGTCAACATCAGAATAGACTTCCGACTTCAGACCATCGACAAGCAATTCTAGATTTCTAACAATTAGTTTTAATCGTTCCTTGTCCATAAAACCATGTGAGGGATCAACCTCGATTCTACATAAAAAAAGGAGACCCGTCAAGGTCTCCTTTGCAATCTATATTAGCAATCGTTCATGATAAGAGTCTCCTACATATTCTCTTACATGTTGCTTGGTCTTCATCGCACTCGATTAGGCATTCGTAGTAGTCGTTAATGATTTGAAGTTCAGACTCTAGGTCATCGATAGTATCTTCAAAGTGCCTCCATTCAGTTAGTTGTTCTCTAGCAATGATGTTGTGCATCATAACCTCCAAAATTTCAACGGGAGAGAGATAATATAAAGTTCGGGATCACTAACCCCAGAAGTTTAAGTGCATGGCTCACCTCATAAATTCTATACTATCTAGACAAGTTTTGGTATCTTAATATACATTTATTGCTTTTTTACATAGAGGAAATGAATCTTCAATTAACTAAACACGATTGCATAAAAAAAGAGAGGTAACTTTACCTCCCCTTTAAATCTTCAGAAAATGCTGAAGTTGTATATAATTTTTCAAACCATTCATCCAAGTGGATTTGATAACAGGACCAGTAGTTAACACCTCTATATGTGAGTTGATAACATGCTGGTGGTCTACTATCTTTGTCCTTATCATCATGATGATAAGTGTAGTGTTCCATCTACCTCCTATTCAGGAGGAGAATCTCACCATACATCATTCCGATAAATGCAATACAACCTAAGGAAATTAATCCAACGACTGTTAATTGTTGCATGGGTTTACTTGGTGTAAGTTTTGCCACGATAGCAGAAAGTTCCATGAGTCTCTTTGGACTCTACACAACGTTGGTCATACTCAACACCACGATATGCGGTATGAGAGATTTGTGCGTCATGCAGTGCTGCCTGCTTTTCGATTTGCTTGCGAATGAGATTGAGGGTGTTCATTGTAGGTCTCCTAAAAGAATGGGATTGTAGCCCCGTTCCTTCAGTCGTTTGCGTCCCAATTACACTCAGGTGTTGCTTCCTTTAAGGTCTCAATCACCTCAGTGCGAATAACTTTATCCACATTTTTATTTGCTTCAATGCGTTGAATCATTTCAACAGCATCAATGCAGTGAATATTACTGTAGAGTAGTAATTCTAACATGGGATGAACGCTCCGTTCCGCGACTTACTTGCGTCCTAAGTCAGTATACTATTGCATTCACCTGGAACCTTCGATTTAAAATAACCTATAAGGTTATACTTTGCACGTCGGTCCAAGTTGTCGTCCATAAGGATTTCAACTCGTTTCTCTAAAAACCTTTCACAACTCATATGCCAACCATATGGATTAGCATCATCATGATGGGCTAAGGTCAATGCCAGTATTAGACTGAGCATTAGGATGAACGTATGAGGACATTATAGTCCCTGTCTTTTATATAGTCAACCACATGTGTAACATGTGATACATTTTAATCTAACTTAAGACTTGTCCAGTCTCCTGATTTCATGAAGATTGGACTTTTTTACTTTGGTGTACTGTTTCAGAACCTTATCTAGTTCTGCTTCATTGACATCGACATCCATCTGTTTTTTAAACTCTGCTTTGAGTTCTCTCTTCAGGACATCTTCAAATTTCTCTTTCATTTTTTCTTTTTATCTGAGGGTCCTTTGTTTCCCCAAAGTTTGGGGTTAGCTCTCCCCTCTGTTTGTGTCATATTCTTGAAGTCACTCCGATAGTTATCCCAGTAGTAATCGAATATTTCTACTTGTTTTGAAGCAGTTACAATATCGAACTTGGTAATTCCATCCTGTACATACTCTACAATGTAGGCAGTGTATGGAAGTGTTCTGTCTTGTGCAAGGGTGGGATCACATTCTTTGTGAATAACCTTCAATTGTTTCAACTTCTACCTCCCCAGGTAATATCAGGATATGCTTCAGATACTAACTCCTTTGTCAGGTTGTATCTATTAGTCAGTAACTTGTCTTTACAGAGACAAATAATTTCTGCTTCAAGGGGATGAAGACCTTTGAGAAGGTCAATAAAAATATTCTCTCTACGGAGACTATTCAATCTATCGTTTCCACCTTTAATGAAATTGTAGAGTTTGGTATATTCGGTTCTGAGTGCGGTGAACTTGGTGTCTAATGCACCTACGGACTTACCACCATTCAGTGCCTCTACTGCCTCTGCAATGCGTTCAGACAAGGACCTTTCCTCATCATCATAGTACGGGACCTCTCCTGGGGGAAGTACGGAAATCACGGTTTCATCAAAATTCCAAATTAGAATTGCTTTGATTGAATCGTGCTCGTACTTCTGCAATACTTCAATCTTCTTTGCTTTGCTTCTCTGCTTTGCAGCAAGATTCAAAACTTCAAAAGTGAAGGGATTGGGAGGAAGTTGTTCGATTGCTTTCGGAGCAGACTTGCGTCTGCTCACTTTTGGTTTTGCTTCACTCGTCGTCTTCTTCGTCGTCGTCATAGCCATTTTCAAATCGTACTGCTAAAATTTCATCTGGTAAAATGTTTCCGTTTGCATCAAACATTTCGGGGTGTGTATATACTGGTTGAGTCTGATAAACGTAGTCTTTTGCTAACCATCCAACGATTCCTCCTACAAACAAGAACAGAATTGAAACCATTGAAAAAATAATGAGTTCTGCTGCTAACATGACTCTACCCTCCGAGAGAACTAATTTAATTTTTTAGTAACGTCTATACTAAAACTAATCTTTATTTCCCTCTTGAAGAGGGAAAACATCTTAAGAAAACTAAAGAATGGTTTCTTTATTTCCTTGGGTTTGGATTCCCTCCTCTTTTTTAATATTAACTCAACACCCCTGTTTACACCAGAAGTATCATTGTTATTTATAGAGGACATCAAAACATATCCTTATTGAGTAAGTACTCAACAGTGTCACGGCATCCACCAATGATAGCACCGTCAATAACTACTCTAGGAAAAGTTGCATCTAAACCAAACTCTTCCCTGAATTCGTCTTCTGTAAAATCTTCTTCCAACGTAAGAACATTGTATTCCATATCTCGTTGGTCGAGTACTGCTTTAATTTTTTCACAGTATGGGCACCCATACTTACTATGAATAGTGATGTTCATAAGACTTTATTCCTGCGGGGTTTGTATCTATGTAGGGTGACTTCTTGGTTAGTCATTTGTTTCTGCCATGCCACGATAGCATCATATCGTGCAGTTGTAAAGAAGTCCTGTCTGAAATACCATGCTTCCATCTGCTCATGTGCTTTGTCTCTATTGCACTTGACGCAAGCACAGCAAACGTTTGTGATATGGTCGTTTCCACCTTTTGCTTGTGGAACTATATGGTCTAATGATAACTCCTCACTCTTCTCTCCGCAATATGCACACTTATGTTTCCATTTTTTCTTTATGCTTTCCTTCCACATTCGTCGTGCTTCTGAAGGAGAACAGGTTTTAAGATTGAACAGAAAATCCTGGGGAGAGTTGAGTACTTCCATACGATACTGCGACCTATTACTATTTAGGGATCGCATAAAAAAGGGAGGGTTTTATTCCTCCTTCTTTTTCTTTTCTTTTTTAAAATCCTTTGGTGGCCGATATATCATCGGCCATGTATCTCGGATAATTTCTGCCAATTTATCTGGTGTTTCCGAACTTATCATTTTGTTTTTCTTTCTGTTTGGGTAACTTAAATCCCCATGGACAATTGGGACAACCAAACTGGCAGCATTTTGTTTTCATTACAGTGCATTTCCTCTAGGAAGAACTTCCTCTGGGAATACAAACTGTTCATGTGGTTGGTCAACAGGTGCCATCCAAGCACGGAGACCTTCATTCAAGAGAATGTTCTTGGTATAGAACGTTTCAAACTCAGGGTCTTCCGATGCACGAATCTCCTGACTCACGAAATCATAAGCCCTAAGATTAAGAGCAAGACCAATAATGCCGATGCTAGATGTCCAAAGACCCATAACAGGAACAAACAGCATAAAGAAATGCAACCACCTCTTATTAGAAAAGGCAATACCGAAAATCTGAGACCAGAAACGGTTCGCCGTAACCATTGAGTAAGTCTCCTCTTCTTGCGTAGAATCAAATGCTTTAAATGTGTTTGCTTGTTCTCCATCTTCATACAGGGTGTTCTCTACAGTCACCCCATGAATAGCAGACAGGAGTGCTCCACCAAGTATACCAGCAACACCCATCATATGGAAGGGGTTCAATGTCCAGTTGTGGAATCCCTGAAGGAAGAGAAGGAATCTGAAGATTGCTGCGACCCCAAAAGATGGAGCGAAAAACCAACTCGATTGACCCAAAGGGTAGATGAGAAAGACACTAACGAAAACAGCAATAGGACCAGAGAAAGCAATCGCATTGTAGGGACGGATTCCGATTAGACGAGCAAGTTCAAACTGCCTGAGCATAAAACCGATGAGAGCAAAGGCTCCGTGGAGCGCCACAAAAGCCCAGAGTCCCCCAAGTTGGA